TTTAATTCTTTTAAATTTTTACCTTGATATTCTCTTAATTTCTCTTCAGACATAAATGCTCCTGTATTAATCATTGCTAAAATCTCCTCTTACGTCAAAATGTATATAACTATTTTCTTTTATTGAAAAATCCCTATTTAAATCAAAAATAAAATATTTTTTATAGTTATTTTTCAATATACAAGTTAAATATTTTTCGTTTTTAACATTTTTTCTTACAAACATATAACCAGCAGGTCTTCGATTTTTATGAATTCTATATCTTGGAACCATAGCTTTACTTTTATAATGCTCATTTGGAAATTCTTGATTCATATCTTCTTCATAAAAATCATTTTCAAATATAATCCAAAGAGGTTTCCCTCTAAAACTTCCTATTAAATTATCTCCGTTTTTACTTTTTACTATATTTCCACATTTTATAAGACTATTATTTTCATTATTCATTAGGTATTTCCTTTCTTTCCAGACCATAACTTGGAAATTCTTTATATATAACCAATTGGTTTGATTTTGACATTGACCAACAAACCTTCTTTTTAGGACAATATTTAGTAATCCCTTTGCCCCATGTTCTTTTATTCATACAACCTCCTTTAATTCCGACTAGGGCAAAGACTAGAGATTAACATATTGAAATCCTAATATTAGTTCCCCAATTTTGCTATATTGTCTCTGCCCTAATTATTATAAAAACCATAACATTAACAGCATAATTAATTTGTCAAATATCCACAAAATAATCAAAATTGTTAACTTATTACTTAATCCTTTTCTAAATTTTGATTCACTTGCACTTCTCATTAGAAATCTTTACTAGCCATTTTCTTTAAAACATATTTTCTTAATTCTTCATCTTGATGCGAAAGCCATTTAAGTATTCTTTTAAAATTCTTATTAGTTAAAGGTCCTTTTCTTGTATTACATCTCATACATATCATTTGAAGATTCTTAGGAACTGAACTACCCCCCATAGACAAAGGAAGGATATGGTCGCATACCATATTGTTAACCAACAAACGCGTATCGCAATAATTACAGGTATGTCCATAAAATCTATATAATAATTCACGAACTTCTTCCAATGATATGTCAAATTCCACTTCATATTCTCTACTCCTTCTTTTTAATGTTGACCTTAATGTTGAAGATTTTTTCATTAATCTATGAAAAGTCTTTTTAGCAAAATGTTTATGAAATCTCTTCAATTTTCTTTTAAATATCTTTTCCCAGCGAGTTATATTACTAGGGGACTTTCGTCCCCTAGAACTATTTTTTATCTTATTTTTCATTAAGCTTGCCCAACTTCACTTATTCTATGTAATTTATCAGAATATCCAAGAGTTATTTGAAATTGGAATCTCCATATTCCTATAACTATTCCTTTTGCTATTCCTTCATCTCTTTTATTTATCATTCCTATTAAAATATGATTAAATAGGTATAATAAATAGGCATCATCAATAACGATTATTTTTATAATTTTATTCATAACTTCTCCTCATTCTAAAGTTAGGTGTCCATTCAACAGTTGTATCAAAGAGTTCTCCATCGGTGTTTTTGAATAATTTCAATGTTCTTATCTTACTACTAGATTGTCCATTAAGTCCAATCACTTTTCTTGAAGCATTTTCTATTGCACCAGAACCCTTACCTGCATACAGGTCTAAGACTTCGTTTCTACTATATTCTCTAGATACTTGCGATACTTGTATAATGATTAAATCATTATTCACAGCCAAATTAGATAATCCATGACTTATATATTTTATTTTTTCATATTCTCCCCTCACATGAGGTGGAGTATCTACTAAATCTATATAGTCTACGACTACCAATGATGGTTGTATTTCTCTAACTTTATCTGAAATACCCTCTACTGTAGGGCTAATCGTCTGCACAACTAAATGTTCTAATTCATTTTTATGATGTTTATATAACTCATCATAGTTGTGATTTACTTCTTCCTTTGATTTTCCAGAAACTATTTGAAGATGTCTTCTATGCACATACCAAGAAGATAACTCTAAACTTAAGAATAATGTTGGTATTTGCCATTCTTTTACTATGCAATTATTGACAAAATCAACACCTAATGCTATATTCTGAGCAAATGTAGTTTTATTAGAACCTGTTGGTCCAAATATTGTAACTAATTCACCTGGATATATAATAGATTCTTTATCTACACCTAACATTTTCCCTAAATTAATAGTCTTTCCTGTAAAATCAGTAGTTAGTCTATCTTTTAGCTCTTGTTGCATTTCCGAGGCATTTTTAACATTAACAAAATAATCCTTTCTTCTAAAATAAATACATTGAGTTTTACAATGTTCAAGCATTATTTTATCTTGGCATCCATATCTATAATTTCTATTATATACATTTTCTACTAGTTCATTAATAGATGTTTCATTCATACTTTTATTATTCCAATATAGCATTGATAATTTAGCATAATGACTTGGAATGCCGTGTCTTTTAAAATGACTTGCAATTCTCATAGCTGTTATATGTCTTTTCCCTTGCTGTGGTCCTTTATTTAACATAGACTGTACACAAGGAATTAATGTTGTTGGTTCTGATATTTTATTAAATACTCTAATATCAGGTACTTCTGTTATAACCCTATCTTCTAATTCACTATTAGCTTCTAAATCATGATATTTAAAATCGAATCTTTGTTCTTTGGCTAATTCAAATATTTGACTTGGATTTAACGAAAATGTTTCTTCACGAGTCAATGGAATTTTAAATAGCCCAGTTTTCTGATTAGGAGTATGCTGTACTCTATATATACCTGTTCTCATATAAATACTTAAATCTATATCAGGCATAAGTTTATTCATGGTTTGTTTGACTATATAAGGTAAATCAGGACTTGCTTTGAAATTGAATAATTCTCCTGATAACATCAAATGATATCCAGAACCAGAGAAGTAAGGTTGGAAGCTTCCACAACCAATCCCTGCTTCTTCTAGCTCTAGCATAATACTCCTTAATATATCAAGAGTTTTTTCATTTGAATTATCACCTTTATCAATATCTACAGGGATTTTATCTATACTTCTAATGCCAAAGAAATTCTTTAGAGAATCTGTTTTATCAACATAATCTTTAGCGTCCTGCCCATAGAGATATACTGAACGATATAAAGCTTGTGTCGGCTCCATATAGTTATTTATCATATTATATGGTATCAACATACCTCTATTAGCTGGAGTCCCTCGTGCAATCTCAACAAACATTATAAATTAGACAATCCACTTCCTTGTAATGAATTCCCACTATTAGCAGGTATATCAGTAGCTTCTTTAATTACTCCTCTACCTTTTAACCAAGTAACATCTTTGAGTAATTTTTCAACATTAGCTTTATTATTTGAATATATTTTATGATATACTCTTGTCCAGGCTTTATCGCCTTCTTTCTTTGGCTTTTCTTTATAAACATAAGCAATGAAATTATAATTTATTCCACTATCAGGAAATGTAACATCTACGAAATTATCTTCTAAATATTTACCAATATCTTTAATCTTTTCGCCTTTTTCATCTTCCCATTCACCCTTAATATTTAATCCTGCTTTACATCCAATAGCATCAAAGAAAACATACATTCTTTTAAGTACACTACCACCAGTAATATTACCATCTGTATCCTTTTCTACTGAACCTGCTACTTTAATATTCCTAGTGTATTCACTACCTTTTTGATTAACAATTACATCAATAAATATATCAGCCCAATCAAATTCAGAACTTCTATCTTTAAATCCTTTAATTGCTATTTCACATACTCCATAGAAGCTACTGCTTCCACTGTTCATTTCTGGTCTAAATATGGCCATTTCTTTTCTTCTCCTTATATATAAGATTCCATTTAAATTCCATTTCTTTGCCTGCCAAATGAGGACTTCTACTACCTGCTTCTAGTGCATCGTTTGATTTAAAGGTTACCATTAATTTACCTTTATCTTCATCTCTATACACATATCCTATAGCATCACAATCTGCCATTAACATATTCTTTAACTTACCTGTTAAATTCAAGCTTTCTGGCTCTACTATAGCTTTAGTTTCTACTATTGCTTTAGCCCATTTCCTATGTCCAATAATAATAACATGAGGAAATATTTCTTTAACTATAGATACTGTATTTAGCACTTTTTCTCTTACCATACCAAAGCCCTTACCAAATGCTAAATCTGCTACATTTGTAACACCTTCGGCTTCACAAACTGCTTTTTCAGCCCAATCTGCTATTCTGTCTATTGTATCTATAGCGACATATTTATAATCATGTCCTTTTTGAGCATTTTCTAGAAGTTTTATTAACTCTTCTCTGTTATTTACTGTTTCTATATATCCTTCTATCATATTAGCTCCTTGTTCGGTATCTATAATTAGACAACCATCCAATTTACTTAAAATAGATGTTTTACCTACTTTAGGAGCTCCATATAATAACAAACTTTTAGGATTTTCAGAAACAATTTTTCTTTTAACTTTTTTCAAAGCCATATCATTTCTCCTTCTTATTTTACGATGACGAAAGGGTGCTAGAGAGAGGGCTCTAGATTTATTACGGCAACTACCTCTCTCCAGCCTCCTAAGTTACAATATTTCAAGCTTTATAACAAGTATTTTTCTCTACTGTCATAGTGGGAAAATTAAATGACAAAGCGACTTCATAAGGTTGACGAGTCAACACTTTACGAATGGTATTTGCTATAAAACTCCCTGACATGTTTGAACAATAACTTGTAGCTTTCATATTGCAAGGTTCACTACTTCCATCTTTATCCGCATACCAAGTTTTAATGTAATCATTGTAATTAGGTTTAGCAAATGTATACTGTTGGTAATGTTCAGCACCCATTCTACCATCAATTAACAATTTAAGTTTATATTTAGAACATTCAGATACAGCATCTAGTCTTGATTTCATATTGTCAAATCCTATAATAACTATATCTTGATTGTTTCCTTTATATAATAACTCTTTAAACAATCCATCTTCACATACTATTTCTGTAAGGTCATTAATATCTTTAAGTTTAGTTTCTAAAGAATGTACTTTAGCATGACCTACATCATATAATGTATATTGTGATACTCCTACATTGGCTGATTCAACTATATCATTATCATATAATACAAATTTATCAGCTCCCATTCTAGCAAGTTGAGTGGATGCAGAGCTACCAATAGCCCCACATCCAAGTATATGAAATGTATAATCGCTTAAACAGTCAATAATTCCTGTTGAACGACTATTAATATCCATATGTACCTCCCCAGATATAACTTTGTTCTACTTGATTCTTTATAGCTTCATCTTCCCACTTAATCATATCTCCTGATATAGTAACCATTAATTTATTAATAATCTCTTGTTTAGAGCCTTTTGGTTCTTTAATGCTAAATGGAAATTTCTTTTCTTTAAGAATCTTATTCATATCATTAATTGCTGATTGCCATTGCTTAACATTGAGCCCTGCTTCCATAAAGCTATCATTTAGATTATCTAATTTCTCAACAGTTTCAGTGAAAGCATTTTCCATTTCCAAATGAGCATTATTAGTTCTAACAAGATGATTATTGTAATTAAATCCAGTTTGCCTTATATTACCACCATAAGTAGGACTATCACAAAGTTCTTCATAAAGAGTTTTCATCTTATCTGTAACCTTTACACCATTCTTTCTCTCTACAGTTAAAGGAATATCATAGTGTTGTTCTACAGGTAATCCACAAGCATTCCAAATACTTACTCTGAATTTATACTCTTGTTTAAGATTAATTACTAAAGCTAATGAAAAACTACTATTTTTCCATTCATCAATCTCATTTGTATCAGTTCCTGACCAAAACGCATCCATAGTATGATGAGAATGCCACCAAACATATTTCATACTTTTATTTTGGTATTTCATAGCATATTTCATCTTATACGCAGCTACAGCATCACCATCTAATGTGGTATTTGACCCTGTATTCTCCTGTTTAAGGATTTCTACATCACAGAGTTTATATCTACCATCTTTTTGAGGTATTGCTGTCATCAGTCCTGATATTTCATTCTTGTCTTCATCATAAGCTATTGTAGCCCATCCTTGAAGCTCATACCAGTCTTTCTCTGGTATATAAAATAGTTTATCTAGTTCCATTTTATCCCATCCTTTCTGGGTTTGTAGCCCATGCTAACATTTCTTGTTTAATTTCATCTTCATTTCTTTCAATTTCAACACCATTTGTTTCATAATGATAATAACGAACAAGTTGCTTATAAAAAGCTTTTATACTTTCATCGCCTTTAAATGGAGTACACCATTGATATATACATCTAAATAGAAATTCAATAAATGGTTCACCAAAATCACAACCAAGATAATAAACTGATTCTTCTGCGATAAAACTTTTATTACGTTCTTCTATTGAATTAATATATTCAACTATATGTCCTATCATTGATTCAATTTGACAATGTTCATCTGATTGATTTGAAATATGATTCATAATAATATCTTTGTCTGAAAATGCATTACAACTACTCTTTAATTGACATTCAATACCATTACAAATAGAAGTATTATCTTCTAACTCATTATAATAAGTGATAGAATCGTCTGGACGATATATACGAGCTGTTCTAGATGCACAGTCAGATTCAATGCTAGATAAAGTACTTCTATATTCTTTAGAATATCCTTTTGGTAATCCATAATGAAGAAACTTTAGGTTATTATAAGGATTAGAATGATTTATATGATAATATTGAGCCCAATTCATTAAATGCATAGCCATTTGAATATAGTCTAATTTCATAAATGATTTTTTAATATCATCATTATATTTATCTAAACATACAGTTCCAAAACTATTGTCATACTCTCTATAAGATGTTGATATATATGGAAATCTGATATTAACATCATTTTCTCCGTATTCTCCAACAATTTTCCAACTTGTGCTTAGATTATTAATATAATGTCTAAATGGATATTTCATTATTAAATGAATAGGTTGTAACCTTATATCCTGTATTGATGAATCACCAGAATGAATAGATAATGTTAATCCATACATTTTAATATCTAAATATATTGGTGTTAATCTATTATCAAAATTATCGCTAATATAAGATGTAATAATTACTTTGCCTTCAGTTAAATCATTTACTAAACTGCATTGTGTATTTATTGTATCTACTAATTTATTAGCTTTGTCTTGAAAATCAGCAATATTAACATTCTTACTTAAACCAGATTGCTTTAATCTATACTTTTGAATTTCTAGTTCTTGAGCATTTCTCATCACATAGTTTAAATAATTACTTCTTTCTCTTATTTTACTAATTTTATTATAGATGCCATTTGATTTTTTACTAAAATTGAGTTTTTTTAGTATCATTTTATCTATTTTATCATATGTTCCTGGTTTCCAGTTCCATTTGTCTGTAACATCTATTGTATCATTTATATAATAATTTAAATCATCATTAAATCTATCTAATAATGTAAAGAAAGCGTCTTGTGGACCTGTTGCTATTGCATTTGCTGTCTCTTGTGTCATATTCTTTAAACAATCAATATCAGAGACATCAACCTCTCTTATTCCATTGAAATATTCCATAATATCTCCTAATTTATACTAAATAAAAACTACACGCAGGACATTCTCCTGGTTACCTATACTCCGCACCACCATCTCAAGTATATCTCTTGAACCTCGTTTTTATTTAATGATTAATGATTATCCACCAACTTTATCATTGCTTGTATATGCTACATAAGCACCATCTTCCAAAGCGAAATCGTTTTGTCTGATAGTACCGCCAACATTTACATTAGCATCAGTTGGTATCTCAAGCTCATTTCTAAGCTCTCCAACATTAGAAGAAGTCACATCTCTTGATGTAAATTCTCCATTATTTAACAAGTTAATATTTCTTGTATCTGCCATAGTTATTGGTTCCTTTCATCTTCTACATCTGTTGTGAATAAGCGACCTCTCCATTCAAATAGGTGATGTGCCCCATATTCTTGTCTCATTTGTCCAAATGCATCATTAAAACTTAAAGCATCTAAACCTTCAAAATCTTCAATATTATTCTTTAAATTATAAACAATTTCATGTAACTCATGAATAAAAGAATATAATCGTGTTATATCATCACGCATTTCTTGCAATTCTTCAGTTTTGTCTACAATTATGTTTGATACTTTACTTATTTGTGTTGTTGCTGTTACCATCCAAATGAACATTAACACTAATATTAGCTCTTTTACATAATATTTTCGCATAATTTATTTTTCTCCTTAGTTTTTTTTCTTTGATGCTATTCTCAATGAATACATCTATCTTATCTTCTATATATTCTAAATCCACTTAACTAATTCTCCAAACTCTAATAGATGTTGGATTAGAACAAGTTCCTGAAAGCGTTCTTGTTGCATAAGTTCTTCTTCTTAAAGACAATTTTCTTGCTTTCCTTTTCCTATTATATACCCAAGATTTTAAAGCTTTAGGTGTAATATCAGGAGTATTTCCATTTACTACAAAACTATCACCTACTTCCATATTTTCTTCAACAAATTTATATTTACCACAACTACCAGGTCCTCTAGTTAATTCTGGAATAGGTACATTCTTTTCTATTGTTATTATGTTATTTGACATAATATCTCCTTTATTTGATTATTATAATTAAATGTTGGCACACTTCACATAATGAGCACTGCAGTCTCTTTCTCTTCTGTATTGGGTGTGCCAGCCAATT